TATTGTAAATCAACAGGTGACTGTTGCTTTGCGCCTCATCAATGGCTACGGACAACCAGAATCGGTTGTTGAAGTATGCTGCGTAAGCAAAGGAGACGTAGCTGTAGTTGATGCGCTGAATCCAATCGTCAATTGGGTTCGATAGCGTTGTTGTGTTGCCGATGAGCTTGAGGTCAAGCTGTGGCGTGAGCATGTTGACCCCTCTATTGGAGAGGAAAAACACGAACTGTCCTGCCGAAACAATCGTTCTGCGTGCCACGCATCCAAGCTCAGTTGTGACAACCGTGATGGACGAGTTTACCCCTGGGGCGGATCCGGCCTCGTAATTACTGGTCTCGATGTAGCAGATGTAGATGCTCTTCTGCATGAAAACCAAGAACTGGTTTTCAATCCATGGAAGCACCCCGACAAGCGTATCGTTTAGCCCCGTGTTGATGGTGAAGTTGTTCAGTGTGAGATCGAACGTCCTGTAGTCGAGGATGTCGGAAACAGCCAACTTGTTCCGCTTGTAAGCAACAACAAGCCTGTTCTGAAAGGATAGCCCGAAATCTCCTGGAGGAGTGGAAACGCTGCCTGATGCAAAACCGCCAATTCCAACCATGAACGACGGCATTGTTTGTGGAACAATATCAACCGTGGAGGTTGCGCCATCCCAGAACAAAGGAGGCTTGTTCCTTTGGACATAGCAGGTTGTTGTTGTGTGCTGAGTTGTCGTTGAGCCTGCGTAAAAGAACGTGAATGTAGTTGAAGATGGAACGCTAGTTATGACGTAGTTGTTGTTTACGCCTGCTGCATTGTTGTCAAAAGAGTAGAACCCAACTTCCTCGCCAACAGAGTATCCATGCGCTGATGGAGTCGTGACTGTTACCGTGACATTCGTGCCGTTCGGTTTTGAGAATGTTGCAGTTACAACCGCTTCATCAGATCGTCCGCGAAAGATGACAAAGTGCTCTTGTCCCTCAAAGGGGAACGGGCCTTGTACGTCGTACTTAACTGATGATGGCGTTCCTTCAGTGAGTCTTGCCCCGTTTTCGGCAGTAAGGTTTGCTCCTGTCTCTGTTGCGAGCAGGAACGTAGTGGACATGAACCTGCCTGTGGCAAAGTTCTTCTTCGAGGATAGCGTCCCAGGTTGCCCTAACTGCTCTGGAGTGTACTTGTAAAGTCCATCGAGACAGATAAGCAGGATTTGATCGAGATTGTTGATGTCGGTGTACGCATACGAGGTTACCAGCGTGTCGCTTGTCAGCGTCTCTCCAATGAGCTTTGCAAGCCCCTTGCGTGCCGTAATCACTCCTCGCTCTAATCGGCAGTTCGACACTGCCTGTAGCATTCCAGGCTCCAGAGCAATGGGGTTGAGTCGGGACGCGAATCCCTTAAATCCCATATCCCCATCAGTCTGTTGCTGGTAAGCCATTAGCGTTTACTCTTCTGAATTACAAACGTGGTTGCCGCTGGCATCATCCCCTCTTCTTCATCGTCCTCTTCCTCGTACTCGCCTTCCTCGCAGCATTCGCCAATTAGTTCAGTGGCTTTCTTCATGAGCTTGTAGGCTTTCCGCATCTTCTCCATGTGCTCTCCTCCCATCTCCTCCTCCTCGTCTTTCCCCCCAATCATCGACATGAGTTTCTCTAGGTTCATAGGATATCTTGACCTTTGTTGTGCTTGTCTAGCAGTGTAAGTATTGGCAGTCCATGACTCAACTCGAAATGAGGAGTGTCTTTGAATCCCTTGAATGTTCCACCCCACGTCAGTCCGTAGCTTTCGGCAATCTCTCCTGCCTTTTTGTGGAAAGCCTCCGCAGTCTTAGGCTCATCAGAATCGAGATACTTGCCAGAGCGAAACACCCCGCAATCGATAGCCAGTCCGTAGTTGTGATAGCTTGTGCCTGGTCTTGCATTGCTAACAATCCTACCTGGGGTCGTTCGTCCTTTGGCATAAATGGCAGCTTGCTCGTCGAATGTGCGGAGTCCAGAGATTGCTCGATACTCAAGCCCCTCTGCTGCCGCTAGGCGTTGAGCGTGATCCATGAATGCGCGGAACTTCGGCTGCACTTTCTCATGCAGCGTCCCTAGCGTCTTCTCTGTGCGCGGATCAAGCATTGTCGTGCCGTCTGGCAATCTCGCTGATTTTGTCCCAGAGTCTTTGACGGTCGATTTCGCAATCTTTAATCTTTGATGCCAACCACCAGATAGCCACTGCCATAGCCGCTGCAAGTGGGCCTTGAGCTACGAGTTGTTCAATGGCTTTGTCCATCATTTCTTCTCCTTTCGGAGGATGTTTACTGCGCTGTAAATGCTCACGCCTGCGGTAAGGATAGCGTCAGCTTGGTCTGGTGCGACCTTGAGGCCGAACAGTGTTGCAAGGGAAATAAGTCCTCTCCAGGTGCTTGGCTCAAAAAGGCGTTCAAAGATGTATTTCATAAGCGTGGTCTAACTGCATTTCCATCTGCGGAGACTTGCTCTTGCCCTCTCTGCTGGGCCTTTGGCCTTGGCGACCACTCCCTTCATGCGAGCGCAGAAAGATGCCTTTCGGCCTGCATCTGCCTTGGTTTTGGGATTTGGTGCTGGAGGCTTTAGATTGCTTCCCGTTGCTGCGTTGTACTTGGCGCGACCCTTGGCAGTGAGTCCTGCTCCCTTGGATACAGGGAGCTTCTCGCCACGCTTGACGGATAGTGAGACTTTTTTAGGCATCTTGAGACTCAGGTGGTGCTGGAGGAGGTTCACTAAACGTGCCGTCTGGGTTGCGAATCCATCCAATCCACGCCTGTCCAGTATGCTCGACGAGTTCACTTCCTTCTGGAAGAACAAGCGGGAACTGCGGGTCGTACACGATTGCCGCACTTACGACGTTGTCCGCTCCGACGAGTAGGTATTTTGCTGCTGCCATAGTCTTTAGAAGTACCAAGTAAGAATGACCTGACCGTTTGCGCCGTTCCCACCTTTTCCACTGCGCGTTGCCGTGCTGGTTCCAGATGTCGGATTGATTCCTGCGCCTCCGCCTCCTCCCCCACCTCCGCCAGGGAACCCTCCGTCTCCTCCGTCTTGATACCCGTCTTTATTTCCGCCTGATCCTCCGCCGCCTCCGCAACCTGGTTGGAAATAAATACCGGAAGAAAATCCTTGGGCAACTCTTACGCCATCAACTCCATTAGTGCCTCCTTTGATTGCCCCATTAAGATAAGCTCCTCCGCCTCCTCCGCCTGATGTTACAGTTGCTCCCGCAGCGGCAAACCCCCCTCCTCCACCACCTCCAGTTGATCCAAAAAAACCATTTGTTTGAGCAATTCCATTACTTCCTACTGATGCTGAAGTTCCTCCTGTTCCGCCACCAGTTCCATAGGTAGGAAACAATGATGTAGAAGAACTTCCTCCACTTCCTCCAGCAGATATACTAGTTGGCCTGCCTCCAGCCGTAGCAGTGTTCCCAGTGCCAACAAGGCCAGGATCACTTCCTCCTATGCTAAATCCAAGTTTAGTTAATCCTGATGTAGATCCAAGATTTCCACTATTTCCATTTGCTGTCGATGATGCCGTTGTTATTGCTGCTCCTCCAGCGCCTCCAGCGCCAACAATCACAGAGAGCGACGACCATCCGAGAGCGACAAGGTTCGCAACGCTGACCCAAGCAGAGTTGACCGATCCTCCAGAAGCACCACCCCCACCTGGAGCATTTACTCCATCTGAAAAGGTTCCACTTCCTCCTCCACCACCACCTCCACACGCCCATGCGTACAGCATTTTCGCCCCAGCAGGAATAGTGATGGTCTGACTGGTCGTATACACGTCCACCTGCGTCGTTGACCCTCCCCCTCCTCCACCCGTGCTGGCAATCGTAATCGCTCCATCCCCGTTCGTGATGGTCACGTTCGATCCTGCTGTTAGCGTTGCCTTGGTCAGACCGCCTGCTGCGTTGCCGATGAGGAGTTGCCCGTTGGTGTAGGCGGTTTCCCCTGTGCCCCCGTTGGCTTCAGTGAGCGTCCCTGCGAGCGTCACCGCTCCAGTTGTGCCTGTTGCTGGCGTAAGCCCAGTGGTTCCCGCCGAGAATGAGGATACACCTGCAACTCCCCCGCCGCTTGCCGTTGTCTGAATAGTGCCATCGCCAAACTTGATGCCATTGGTGTCTACGCTTAGTGCTGCCGTTGCGTCTGGCGCTACGCCGATGCCAACCTTCCCGTTGTTTGCGATTGCAAACCGAGTGGAGTCGGGTGTCGTTTCGTCGTTTACGACAAGCGTGTTGCCTGTCCCAAGGTTGGTAATGGTTACGCAATCTGAGGTGGATGTTGCGACATTGGCAACTGTCATTGCTGCGTTCGACCCATTCTGAGCGACTACCAGTGCTGGCGTAACTGCGCTTCCAATCGCTGCTCCAACCCCTGCGGTGAAGTTTGTTGCGGTTGAAGTTGTTACTGCTGGAATCGTAGCTCCTGCCGCTGTTCTCCACGAAAGAACGCCTGCGGAGTTGAGCCAGACATCTCCTCCAGTGAGCGTAGTGACATTTAGCTGTGACCCAATGTTGAGTGGAGCTACTGAGCCAGTGTTCGTGAGCGTCAGCTTGCCAGTCATCGTGTCTCCAGCCTTCAAAACCGTAGTCCCGCCCTCAGTCACTTTGCCAGTTGTCGTCCCGAAGTCCGCTGCAACCGTGCCAGATGTTGTGATGGTGCCTCCGGTTAATCCTGTCCCTGCCGTGATACTCGTTACCGTGCCGCTGCCTCCCCCGCCTGTTGCTGCGGTCGTTTGAACCGTCCCATCGTTGAACTTAATCCCTGTAGCATCGACCTTCAGTGCAACCGTTGCATCTGGATCAGTCCCAATCCCAACTCGACCGGACGCAGAAACAACAAATGGCGTTGCGTCTGGATTTGCCTCGTCTTCTACCCGCAATGATTCTCCGGTGCCAGTCTGAGTAATGCGCACTGCTGGTGATGTGCCCTGGGCGGTGAAAGTTGCTGCCTCGCGACTTCCCGTGTTGCTTACGGAAAGAACAGGTGCAGCGTTGGCTGTAGAACCGATTGTCTGCGGTTGGTTGAACGTGTTCTGCTGTGTTGTTCCAGCGGCGTTGACTGTGGACGTGCCTGCTCTCCAAGCCAGTTTGCTTTGGTTGGAAATCCAAATGTCGCCAGATGCAAGCGTTGATGGGTTTGCCCCAGAGAGAGGTGCGCCGATGTTGAGCTTGGCCTCAGTGTCGCTTGCAGCTGCAGTGAGCTTGCCCGTCATGGTGTCTCCTGACTTCTGGACAGCGCCAGTTATTCTGGAGTCATCCCCTGCCGCTACAGTGCCAGCAGTTGTGCCGGTGTTCTTCGTTGCTGCATCTCCAAGGCCAAGGTTCGTCCGTGCAGCCGCATTGCTCGTTGATCTGAGCAGCGTGTCGATGTTGTTTGTGACGTTGTAGTTTGGCATGGTTACGGTTGGATGTAGAGGGATTCCCCGTCTGGTTGAAAGTAGTTAAAACCGTCTGGCTGGAGGTATGTAAATCCGCTAGGAGGAGGGGCTGCGGAAGCGACTTTCTTAAAGCGGAAAGTCAGACTGTCTCCAGCGACCTGCACTCTTGCAGATAGCTTGTTCTGCGTCAATGCCGGATTAGCATTCCGCTTGCGAATGAACTTTGTGATCTTTCCCATTATCTTATGATTCTAGCCAACCAAGTTCCCGAAGGAAGTACGATTGCACTTCCTGTAAAGTTTGACACCTTTACAGTTACCTGATTTGCAGCAGATACAAATGCTTGAACAAACAAATCTTGAATGGATGCCGAAAACGATATGTCAACAAAGTTTCCAAGTAAGGCACCTGTTACAGTTACAACTATATTTGTAAATGTATTTGATCCAAATGATTGACTTGCAACAGAAAGACCTCCGTAAATTGGTCTGTATGCTGTTGTTTGCTGCGTTGAATCTGAAAACGTAATGGACGATGCTCCGGTAATTGATCCAACAGAGATTGGGTCTGTGGTTGTAAGCGCAAACGTGTCTGAAGCCGTCTTCTTTAGAGTTGTATTGCCAAGAACTTGCAATGCTGGGCCAACGCTAAATGCTCCAGAGTTTACTCCAGTTTGCTTGAGTTCAACAAGCGGCGTTGCTGTTGCTCCAGGTGACAATGGATAGAAATCTCCGCAAACGCCAGAAACAGAAGTGATTTTTGTTCCAGGGTTGGATGCAGAACCGCTTACGGTAAGCAAGCCAGTCATCGTGTCCCCAGTCTTTGCGACTGCTCCAATCGCTGCTGGAGTGATGGTGACGTTGCTTGCTGCGGTAGCCCTGCCTTTTGCGTCGAGCGTAACCTGCGCTACTTGTGATGCTGATCCGTATGTCGCTGCCGTGACCCCTGTGCTTGCAAGCGTCGTTGCCGTTGAACCTGCTGTGGATGTGACATCGCCAGAGAGTGCTGGCATGTTCGTTGCCGCAATAGTGCCTGTCAGATCGGTTGCCGGAACTCCAGTTTGCGATGTCAGTGCGCTTGTGCCATTGCCTTTGATATAGCCTGCTGCAAGTGTTGCTGCCCCTGTGCCTCCATTGGTTACTGGGAGCGTTCCGGTGATATCGGCAACTGGAATCGTTGCGCTCGTTGATAGTGCGCTTGTTCCGTTTCCCTTTACATACTGCCCTGCTGTGAGCGTTGTCGCACCTGTGCCTCCCTTTGACACTGGAACCGTAGCTGACAAGTCTGTTGGCGGAACTCCAACTTGAGCTTGGACTGCGCCTGTGCCGTTGCCCTTGAGATATGTTCCTGCCGTGAAGGTCGCTGCTCCAGTTCCGCCTCTAGCTACTGGCAATGTTCCAGTGGAGATGTTGCTGGCATTGATTGCCACGTTTGCCGCTGCTGTCACACGCCCCTTTGAGTCCACTGTCACCTGTGCAACCTGAGAGTCTGTGCCGAACTGTCCGGTGTTGGTGCCAACTGTTGGCATCATCAGGTCGTAAGTGACTTTCTTCGTGATTGCAGTGGGAGAGCCTTGGTTGACAACGAACACGTCTGCGTCCGAGAGTCCTGTTGCTGCTGGCAGTGCTGAAATCTTTACGTCTGGCATAACCTAGTAGGTGTACTGCATGTTCATCCGCTGCACTTGTCCTTCTTGGCGCAGCACTTTGTCGATTGCATCCTGCATTCCCTTTTCCGCAAGTTGCTCCGCTGCCATCGCCACTTCAAACTGTCCTTCTGACTTGAGCCAATCGGAGTGCATGGCGTTGATAAGAAAGTCCTTGAAGAGGTCTGGAATAGCGATGACCTTGTAGTTCTGCGGGTTTGTGAACGGTGATTCTCCGCTGTTTGTGGACGTGATTGGCGAGTAAAAGTCCCCCTTCATCTGACGGTCGTTTGGAGGATTCAACTGGTCAATGGATGGTTGGTGGAAGCGGAAGTAGAAGAATTGTGCTCCAGGTTGATACAGCGTGGTGGAGCTATACACGTCTCCCCATACAACTGGATTCTCGATGGAGTACTCGATGCACACGCTATCCGTGTTCTGGGTGATGATAAACTTCTGTTCGGACGCTGCCACATAACCAGACGACACGCCACTGTCCTCGATTAAGAACGCTACTTCTTGCGTGCGGGTCGTTGTGCGTGGATCGCGGCTGTAGACTCCGTGAACAGTGTCAGCGTTCTCTGGCAGTTTGATCCGGTTGATTGGAAGTATCTGCGCTCCATCAGGGCCATTCTTGGTGTGCAAGCAAGAGCCGATGTAGTTGTTGTACGGATATTTCTGGAATGCTGAACTTGTGATGACAACGCTTTCCGTTGCTGTCGTTGCGCTATTGGTGAGCGTGTCGTTCTGGACAACCACTTGGACGCATGACATCCCGTTCGATGTGACGGTCGTCGGGCCCGCTATGATGGTGCAGGTGACATTGAGGTCTGCGTCGGTCGGGCTGAGTGTAAGAACGCCTTTCGGAATCTGGATTGTGGCAGATCCGCCAACGCTGAAGCTTGTGAACGTGGTGTCCTCGTAATATGGACTGCTCTCGTCGCTTGAGAAGCGCAGGGTCAGTGTCCCTGTTGCTGGAACATAATCCAGCGAGTACATCTGAAGCCCAGGGAATCGGGTGATGTATTGTATGAAGTCAGGCCATCGTTCTCTGTTCCATGCTTCAGCAAGTCGCTTGGAGAAGAAGTCCCGAAACGTGTTGAACGTCTTGTTGCTAAGGCTTACCCTGTCAACCCCCGCGAGTTGCAGCGTTGCGTTCAAAATGTCGCTATACGGGACTGTTTTCATACCTAGCTTCCAAAGCCAACTTGCAACTTCGTGCCCTTACTATTGACTTTGCATTCGGGATTGTCGCGCAAAAACTCATCCAAAAAGCCTTTGTCTTTCCAGCAATCGTATCCGAGTTTCTGCCCCCAAAAGTGGAATGCGACTCCTGGAATGCGAGCGGTAAGTTGACCAACTCCTTCGATGGACTTGTGGTCTTCTTTGTTGAGTTTGGCGAGTTCTTTCGCCGCTCTCTGTGCGTCGATACGGGATTGCTGCCACTTGGCATCCATCACGTTCTGCGCGGCTTGGTGGAGTTCTTCTGGGATGTATATCATAAAAGTGTCCTCGTCTCTCCGAGGTGTCGCACCACTTGGAGCATCTTGCAAGCGCAAGAGGCAGGTGTCGCGTCTTGTGTTCTCTGTCTCTCCAGAGCGTCACACCACTTTGAAAAGACGCAACCGTAATCGCGTCAACGCAGGTGTCGCGGAAGCGGTTATTAAGCCGCAGTATAGGTGAACTTGCCGAGACCCTGTGGGTTCCCAACAACAAGACCTGCAACTGCCTCAATGAGGCGAGCGGGGCCTCCACCGTAGTCAGGCAATGCCGTGACATTAGCGACGTTTCCACCGTAGCGGACTTCGATGAGGCTCATGTCGAGCACCAAGCCGTATGCCGAACGACCAAGATAGGTCGTGGTGTTTACTCCTGCGCTGGTCACCGTCCCCATGAACGTCGTTGGGTGCAAGCGCACCGTCCCGAAGTCGCCTTGGAACACGTCCACGCTCTGGATGAACGCATCAGCAGCAGCATCACGCTGGAAGGTCTGAACCTTCGTTGCGCCTGCGCCAGTCACACCAGAGGTGCTGGTGGTCGTCAGTGCCGTCGTGCCAAGCAATGCGGTGAACGCACGCTTGAGGTCAGTCCCAACGATTGCGTCGAAGGACTTGTAGTTCCCCGTCACGTCGTAGATGGACTTGAGCAAGCCTTGAACGGTTGCGTCGGTCAATGCGGATGCAGAGCCTCCAGATACAATCGAGCTTGCAGGCGTGATGAACGAAGGCGTGGTCGTGCCAGAGCCGATATTCAGCCCAGTGCCGATATTGTCGCCGCCGATCCATGCTTGGATACCAGCAGTGAGGTAGGGAACCGTGCCGTTGTCTGCCTGACCAAGCTGATCGGACGTAAACGTCGCTTCCATCGAACGCTTGAGGGCCACGATTGCTTTGGCAATGTTGTCGCTCAACTCGTCGCGGATTCCAGCAACGTCTGCAATGTCCTGCGTGAGCTTGGACACACGAACGGTTTGGCGGAAGATCTGCGCGTAGTTCGCGAGTTCTTTGCGGTAGCCAACAACATAGTTGCTGTACGCACTGACATCCGTGCCGTCAACGATACCACCGATGGTCGGGCCAGGGTTGGAGTCTGCTTGCCAGCGGAAGTACATGTTTCCAGGCTTGGAGCCTTTGCGTGCCATCGACGTGAACGGGGTGTCCCGTGCGTCAACGAGCGCGATCATGTCCATGAGGTCTTCGCGTTTACCGCGACCGGATAATTGGGGTTCTGTTAGGATTGGCATATATTTGAACTAGTCTACGAAACCTTTGGCTTTGAGCAGGTCAGAGAAAAGTTTTGAGTCCGAGTTGTTTCTAGCGAAGCTCTCAAATGCTTTCTTGCCGTTATCCTTGGTCACAGGCGATGCCTTGACTGCTGGTTGGCTTGGTGCGCGTTTGATGGGCTTGGGTGCTGTCGGTTGCTGTTTCCCCTGCATGTTTTGGTATGCTTGGAGTCCTAGTACGACAATTCCCGCAATGTGTTTGTAGTCTGCCCTCTTGGCTTTGATCTCAGGGAAGTCACGGAGCACCTGCTGCGCTGCTTGGTACTCTTTCGTAGAAGGGTCTTTCCACCATGGGAACTCCTTCACCGTCTGAGCCTCTGCTTCACGCTCTACCATCAGGTACTGCCTACGGGCAGGCAACTCGATCTCCCTGCGCTTGAGCGCAAGTCTTTTCATCTGCCTGACCTGCTGATCATCCACATCGGTCTCTTCACCGTTGGGCATCAGAATCGTCCCGCCATCAGGATTCTCCTCGCACCACAGCAGCACTTCGGTAGCTTTTCTCCATTCTGCGTCCACTGCTTCAACAGAGTTGAGCTTGGCAACAGCTTCAGAGACGTTTTCCTGCCGTGCAACCTGGGCTGGAGTTTCAGTGACCTTGCCTTCAAGTTCTCTGACTTTCTCCTTGTACGCTTCGATTTCTGCAAGGGCAGCTTTCTTGGCTGCAACAAGTTTGTTGATGCGCTTTTGAACGCCCTTGGACACATCGCCGCTGGATTCTTCGGATTCTTCCTCCGTCTCCTCCTGCGTTTCAGATTCAGATTCTTCAGCCTGATCCTCTTCGGATTGTGGCTCTTCATCTTCCTCTGCCGTTTGCTCCTCTTGAGTGGGAGTCTTCACTTGTCCCTCGTCGGAAAGGAACGTCTCTTTGATCATTGCACTCAGCGAATGCTCATCGAGTAAACCGACATTGTTCGCAGAATTGTCTGCCTCCTGCGACTGCGACGCAGGCTGTGTTTCATTTGATTCCATGCTGTTTTATTGCGGTGCAAGAACCGCTATCATTAATCAAGCCTGTTTTGTTATGCCCAGACTAGGAGGCAGTGACTGCACTATGCGGTCAAATCTTTATCTGTCAACCCTCTTTTTTTAAGGGCTTCTTCTCTAAACCATAACAAAGTTTCCTTGAGTCCATTAGCCCCGTCTGCCCTTCCGGCAGCGTGTGTTCTGGCTTCTCCCAGGGTATTCTTGTCGATGGCGTACATCACTTCTCTCTCAATGTACGAGTCTGCAACAGCTAGGATGTTATCCCATAGCTTGTTCTCGCCAGTGAAGCTGAATGCTAGAGCCTGTTCTTCTGTCATACTATCCATTGACTTGGTTTACCCCCATGCGACCAATCTGAGCGTTCTGCTGTTGCATGAGACTCATCTGGATGTTCTTCACATAGTTGTCGAATAGAGCCTTGAAGTTCTCGTCCTGCTGCAATGCGGCTTGCGCTTTTGGGTTCTTCGACATGATGTCCTGCACAAACTGCATCTTGGTCTGTGCTGCCGGATCGTTCTCTGTGTAAATTGCCTCGTTGCCCAAAAGCATGTTGGCAATGTCGCTCTGCACATCCTTGTACATCTGCTGACTTGCCTGGGCTTGGTTCACGATGAGTTGGTTTGCCACTTCTGGGGCCACAGCTTGAATCATCATGCGAGTAAGAGCGTTCTTGTCGATTGCTCCGCCAGCGTCCATCTGGCTAATGGTCTGAAGGAACTGGATTTTCTTGTCGATGAAGTCAGGATTCATGTCCTTCACGTCGAATCGCACGTTGATGTCGAACTCGTTGTGGATAGCGGACAGGTTCTGCGGAATCTGGAAGCCTCCAGTGACGGCAGCGATCTCTTGTGGTGACAAGTACTGAGCGCACAGAGCGAAAACTTGGCGGAACACGCCTCTCCAGCTCATGAGCCAGTTGTTGACGAGCAACTGCTGCAAGGTTTGCGTGCGGACTGGGTTGACCAGTTCGTGGGCTACTCCGAAGTACGCTGCATGGCGCATCTCCACTGACTTAATGAGGTTGAACGCTGTGCTTGGCTCTCTTGCTGGAGGCTCCATCCAAGTGTAATCGTCCCTCTGCGTCACCGGAAGTTGCACTCCTGGGCCTACTTTGTTGATGGCTCCAATGCGTTTGACCACCTTAATTGGGGGCAGCGTGGCGAAAGCCGTGTAATCGCGGATTGAATCATGCTGCGCCTTGATTTCGTCCTGGTCGGTCATTGCCAACTCAGGAATACCGCGAGAATCTGCAATCGCTCTGCGTAATTGCTCCCTTCGGAACTCTACAAAGGGATATT